CAGCTCGGTTTCAATTTTTCTCACGGACAAGGGGCATCACCGTCCTCCCTTGGTGGGTTTAACATGTCTAACATGTCGGAGGCCTCGCCGGGGCAAAGTAGCAAGGCATCTACAGTGCCCAGCCCGAGAAATTTTGAGCAAACAGCGAGGTAAGCCAATCGATCACGCCGCCAGCCGCCGTTTTTTTTTCAGCCTCATCCATGTCTTGGAGGACAAGGTCAACTTCCTCGTCGTCATCATGTTTAGCAGTAGTGGCGAAGCCCTGCTGAATAGCCTCCACCACCGCAGTTTTGATTGATATTATGTCGGTTGGCATGGCCAAGCGTTTGATTTCCTCGAATTTTAGCATCGGCTGCGGGTCTTCGTGCATAGCTCGGCGCTGGAGCTCACCCTGAGCCGCCAGCAGGGAATAGATCCAGCAAAGGTTGTCCCATGCCTCGGTGGTCATTTCGTTTAGCTTCAGCAGCTTCATCAGGTCGCCGCTGTAGCCGTATTTGTCATATATGCGGTAAAGCGCCTCGGCGGTGAATGATAGCCGCCGGGTTACGCCATTAAATTCATGTTCAATATAAGCCATAAATTGCTCCTTTGTAGCAAACAGGGCGGGGGCGGCTAGACCTCCGCCCTGTCAATTATTTTCCAGCTGCGATGGATTCAAGGAAGTCGGTTGCCTCCTTTAGCGTTTTAAAATCGAGGCGATTTCGCCATGCACCGGTGTTATCGGCCATGACTGTATAGGTAATTGCGTTATGTGTAAAATTTAGGCTGCTGCCGTTAGTGTCACTATTATCATTCCCCAATCTGGGAATTACACGATAAAGGAAAACGGCTCGATATACAATTTCGGTTTTTGTTCTGAGCATCTGGACGTACGAATAGCCTCCCTCTTTTGGCGTATCGTCATGATTGTCTACTAATCCAGTTGCCGCGTCATAGGTAGAACCAAAAATTTTAGATTCGACTTCGAGATCGTTGAGCAGCGTCTCAGCGTCCAGCTGCCCGCTGATAAATCGCCTCAAATCCAAAACTGAAACATCGTCGCCATAAAGGGAGTTTTCTGCAAAATTTGTAGTCATATAAGCCTTTACTGCGCAGCCCATATCTATCTTTTCACCATATGTGGGGTGGGCATTTTCCGGCTGGGCGGTAATCGGATAATATGTCGACGTTCTCAAACCAAACTTTTCTTTTACTTTTTTTTCCATCTCAAACTCCTTTTGAAGTTAAATAGGCATTCCACGCATCGCCAATGGCAGCGTAGGCTTCTTCCTCGGCTTCCTCGTTGGCTGTTTCAATAACGTGTCGTGCAGGAATACGTGGGGAGCCGTATTCAAGAATATACAAGATTTCCGCATTAGTGCCGGAGTAATGGCCATTTGACCGCCCCTTGCTGTGGCGATCACCTGTTGTGCTCTTCGGGTGTTTACCAGACGGAGAAATTACCAGCGAAAATGTATCGTTTGCAATTTTCTGGGCAATTTTTAAGCTTGCAGCCAGCGAGCCGGTTCTCTGGGTAAACGTGGATATTATTTTGTTCTTTTGAGCGTTCAAAAGAACCTCAGCACCGGGGCGAATAATAGGGTCAGCATCCTCCGCAGAAAATCCAGCAAGTTCGTTGAAATTGGCCATAAGAGTGTCTACTGCATAATATTTGAATTTAGCCATCAGATAACCTCCAAATGCACAATGCAGCGTTTGTTTGCCCACTCATCGTCGTAGCCTATAGATACTATTTCGTAGGGCAGGTATAGGGCGGTGAGCAAATCCGTGACACTATCAACCAGCGTGTCGAAGGCCAGGCGGCCGATGATATCCAGCTGCACTTTTGGGATTTTCATCTGTACACCGTCATCACCAATGGCGGTGATGAAGCCGTAGGTGTGATATACGATATATTCCGGGGTGTTCATGGGGGCAGCGCCCTCGAAGACTTTTGGCGTTATTGTTTTTAGGGCGGTGTCCAATTCGGGCACAGTCACGGTGCAGCACCTCCAGACCTTTTACTTAGTATTTTTACAATTTCCCATTCACGGTCAGACAGTTCCCAATTAACAGCTGCCGCTCTTTCCGCTGCCGCTCTTTCCGCTAAAATCAAACCACCGCCAAAAATAGCAGTTTTACTTGCCACTTGAGAATCTAGCTGATAAATAGGGGCACATTCATGCCTACGAACGGAAAACTCCACGCCATACTTCGACCATTTTTGCATAATTGCCGCCGTGATAATATGGTCGGGGTATTTATATTTTGGCAGCGCCTTGAACGTTTGCCTCTTTAACTGCTCGACGGTTTTATTTACTCGCCGGGTCAGTTCCGGGGCTGTCTGCGCAACTATGTCACCGCCGTAACTGGTAACAAATGACGTTTTAACCCTAGCTCCGTTGTCGTAAATAATTTCACAGTCACAAATCAGATGATTAATTTTCATTATGGTGCTGCGGCCAGAAAAACAGGTCAGCGACGGGGCAAACAGGAAAAATTTAATGGCTTTGTTGATGTAAAAATTACAAATTTCCGACAGTATAGAAAATGGGGGATTGTCCAGCACTGTACAGCCGTCGGGATAATCAAATTTTTTATAATTTCCGCCCGGATAGAAAGGTCTTACGATCGTCTCCGGGTCAATGCTATATTCCTCACACGCCCAGTTCTTGATTGTTTCATAGACCTCCGGCGGTGTGTAGCAGTCATCTGTGGTCTTTTTGGGGGTGAACTTGTCGACAAACAGGGCATACTGGTCGTTGTCTTCAACCTCCAAGGTAAAATCGTCATTGAGTGCAAATGCTGTAGAATCTATCAGGTGACTTCACCTCCGGCAATGTCGAAGTTGTTGTCAGATGCTCGGCGCAGACTGAGAATAGTGACCGGCAAGCCGTCGGCATCGCTGCCTTGCTGTGATTGCTCGATGCGGTAGAGGTGTTCGTCTTCCAACTGGGCGAACATGCCGGATATAATATCCGGGTGGCCGGGCAGCTCCACCATGGTATCAATCTGGGTACCGGCGATGATGGATTCCCAATATCGCCGGTAATAGACTTCACGCGGCGCGTACAGGTGTATGCTGACCGGCTCCAACGTGCCGCCGATGGGCGTGCCGGTTGTCAGCCGAAGAATGGACAAGGCGCGGTCATAAATCACGATTCGACCTCCTGCGTGGCATTGGCCACGATGGCATTGTTAATTGCAGCCCGCAGCATCTGGGGCATGGGGTCGCCGTTGATGCGCTTGCGGTACAGGTAGGCTGCGTGCATTACCAGCAGCTGCATACTGTCCGGCTCCGATTCCTCAACAACGATGCCCTTCCCCTGCAAGGATGTCACCGATGCATCAATCAGATGCTCCATATAGGTCTGGACTTCGTCCGGCACCTTGCCGGTAAATCCTAAATCAGTTTTTAATAGGGCAATAGATGCTTCAGATGCCACGGGGATCACCTCATTTCAGGATTGTCCAGCCGTTAATTAACGGCCGGATTTAATTATGCGCTAGCAGCTTCAACAACGACAAAACCGTTTTTGACGGTCACATCAACGTCGGCAGTCACTTCGCCACGAATGGTCAGCAGGCCTTCGGCGAATTTATAGCCATCGTTAACATCAACGTCGAAGCCACCCCACAAGCCCATCTCCAAGCACTGGGGATTGCCGTAGAACATATGCTTTGTTGCCTTACTGGACAGCGTGGCGGTGCTCAATGCGGTCACGTCCTTAGTCAGGCAGTAGCGGGTGGACAGGCCATAGTTGTCCTTGATGACACCGGTGCTGGGGGTGTCGGTGTCCGGGATAATGGTGTAAACGGGCAGATACTCGTTTTTGCCACGAACCGCCGCCAAGGCCTTAAGATCTTCTTTGTTCAGGTACAGGCAGGCTGTGCCCTCAATGCCCTCGTCGCCGCCATAAGACAGGATGATTTCACTAATCAAAGTGGGGGTAATCAGGGCAGCGCCGGAGGCGCCGGTCAAGGTGAGGGAAGTGTTCAGCTTGGACTCCAGCGCAGCGGCAGCGGTTACGCTGTTCAGCTTCTTGCGCAGGGAACGGCGGGCATATTCGTTAACCTTGGCCTCGTACTCCAACGGGGTCTGCTTGCGGATTTCTTTGGAGATGTAGGCCAGAGTGCCATAGTTCGTGGGGGTCAAATCCACATAATCAAACTTGGGGGTGGCCTCGGCGGGGGCTGTGCCCTCGGTAAACGCAGCAGCTGCTGCGGATTCCTCGGTGACCATGGCAACTCTGTAGGTGCCAATACCGGTGCAGTCGGTGACTTTAATCATGTCGATCAGGGAACTCATTCCACCAATCGGCTCGTTGATGCCGCCCACAGTGGTGGGTCTTGCGGTGTCGCCGGTTACAATCGCACCGCGGATAAAGCTACGCACATCCTTGTAAGTGTGGCGGCCGGTTCTCTGAAATGCCTGAGCGGTTCTCAGGTCCATGCGCACGGGCATAATGCTTCTTCTCTCCCCTCTGCGACGGCTTCGCTGTCCGTCATCGTCATCGGTCTCACCGCCGCCGGAATTGCCACCGTCAAGGGCTTGATCCTGGGCGGCCTCAGACTCTTCTATCTGGCTGATAATATCAGCGATTTCGTCAGCGACTTTTTTCAGGCTCTCCTTCACGTCGGCCTGATTAGTCTCCAGCTCTTCCACGGCATCCTCGACAGCGGACATTTCCTCCTCAGTTTCGGCATCCTCGATAGCCTGGGCTAGCTCATCCTCACGGGTTTTGAAGCTGGACAACTTGTTGCGGAGCTTGGTCTCTTCGGCCTGCTTGTCCGCGAGTTTCTTTCGCAACAGTATGGTTCTAACTGCCATGTTTCAATCTCTCCTTCATTTTTTTGCGCCAACGGGCTGACCGCAGCGCTTCAAGATTTTTGTCACTCTGCCGGGCTTCGACGGACGTCTCCTCGTAGGCCGGGAAGGTGACCACGCTGACCTCGTACAGTTTGACGGATCTAATTACCCACAGGTCTGTGTTAGTGTCAGCGTCGTGAATGTATTCTTCGTCTTCTATGTCAAAACCAAAAGAACACTGGGTGACGTCACCACGCTGGACGCGTGCATATAGGTTCATGGCATCACTGTCGTTTTCGTTGATTCTGATTTCACCATATAGGCCGTGCTCGTCCTCCTGCAAAGTGAGCGTTCCGGCAGTTGTACGGCCGAGAACCAGACGGGAATCATGGTCGGCCAAGGCGCGGATGTCGCCACCGAGGGTGGCGGAAAATGCACCTGGAGCAACTTGTTCAACATAGCCCGGGCACCATTCGTAGGGGCTGTTAAAAACTGCAAAGTACCCGGCGATAACAGGGCCGTTTTCGTCCCGGGTCTTAAATCCAGCGTTGCCGCTGCGCAGCTGCCGCAGACTGCGATTAGGTATCGCTGTCGGCATTGTTATCATCCTCCTTGTCGTTAAGCTTTTTCTGGTCGCCGGTGCGATCAGCAGGAATATAATTTTCCAGTATGACCAACTCATCCAGCCCATCCAAGGGAGACAGTTCCAGCCAGTCGCGGACTTCGTTGCCAGTCATTAATCCGTCGCTGTGCATGTTGCGGCCAATGTTGGACAGTGTCTGCATGTCGTAATCATACAGGCGAAGGGTGTTGAATTTGAAATATCTATCGTCGCTATACAGCAGTTTTTTTGTTAACTCCTGCTCTAAGATTTTGCACAGGGGGATGAGCACTGAGCGGACAAAATTGTTATATTCATTGCTGCTGTAGCTGCCAACACCAACCATATAGCCGGGGACACCCAGCAGGGAAGCGACCGTTTTCTTGTCAATCTCTACTCCGTCCTTAATAGCCAAATCCGTCAGGCTTAGTGGCTTTACCTGTTCGACTTTCATCAGGTTGGCAGGGATTATCAATGGTTCATCTGAGGTTTTGCGCCTGAGGTAATGGCTAATAAATGATGACCTTTTATCCTCGTCGGACAGGTCACTATCGGAGTCAACGGACACAATCAGCGGTGGTTTGTATTCAGACGACATATAGGCCAGCTTGGTGGCCGAGGTCTGGACGATAGAATCAACTACGGTCTGAAGCTGTATTCTGGGGCCTATGCCTTTCCATGGGTGTCGTGGATCCGGGCGGAGTCTAAAGTGTAGGACTTCGTCCTGATCGAAGGCTACTCCGTTCCACACGATTTCATAGGGTGTGCCGTCAGGCCTTAATTGTGCTCTTGCCGTGGGCATGGGTGTCAAATCCAGCAGCAGGCCGCCGAACGTGCTGGGGAGGACAAAGGCCTCGCCCTCCAGCAGCATAGTTGAGACAATCCAGCCTATAAATGTCTGGCGCGTGCCAAGTGACCAGGGAGCAATGTCAACCTTGCGGGACAGGGCATCTTTAACTCGGACGTCGCCCTTGTCGGTGTTTTTCATTTGCCGGATGGTTACACTGGATACCATGTCGGAAATGCGCCATACGGCAGCAGCCACCTCCGGGGCATCTGTCAAGTAGTGATAGCCGGAGGGGATTGCTATGCCGTTGGTCGTTGGCAGGAGCACGCCCACGCTGGAATTATTTCGTTTTTTGACATTAAACAGGGGCACGCTCAAGCCTCCTTGGAACCGAACCAACGGTTCGCCGTTGCTATTTTGTCGCTGTCCAGCAATAGCCGGACGGTGGCAAAAACGGCGGCATCAAAGACGTCAATTCGGGATGTTTCAGAAATTTTTTCGTATTGGACAGCGTCATCAACTTTTTCCTGTGCTCGAACGTTGCTGACACAATACTCAAAGGGTTCCGCGTGGCAGTAATACAGGCAGCCAATCTTGGCCTTGTGTTCGATATACCTAAAACCGCCGCTTTTCTGGATGTAAAGCTGGGGCTGGTCTACGACGGAAAACCCGGCAGCCTTCATTGCCGTGTAATATTTGACCGCAAACTTACGGTCGTGGCCGACCTTGCGAATCTTAAACCCGGCAGAGCGCCAAGCTTTGAATTGCTTAACCGGCTCCGTTGGATCCATGCTGGGCTCGTTCGGCATGTCGAGCCAGCCATCATCACGCCAGCCGAACAAGGGGATTTTGTCTTGGTCTGCCTTTTCCGCTGCTGCCACAACAGGGAACCAGCAGTGGGGTACAATGACCAGCACGTCCTCCGGCGGTGTCCAATTTGGGCACGCTGCCGATGCGGCAGGAATTTCACCAACCAGGGCGGCGGCTGTTAGGTCGTGCAGTTTGGACAGGTCGGCACCGCCATACCAGTTTGGCACCAACTTGGCCAGCTCCGGCATCGTCCAGTTGTAATGGTCATCTGACCGCCGGAATTCTTCGACGTCGAACCATGCCTTGTAGCTGCTGACAAAAACGCAAAGGGAACGGGTCAGAAATTCCTTGCGCAGGGTGGGATTATGTTCGGCCTGCTTGGCAGCGGCCATCATGTCGTCAGGTCGGATGGTGATACCATATGCCGGGTTTGCCGCCCGGTGGACAACCGGGGAGAGGTAATCGACTTCACCGGCCTCGCCCCTTGGGGCTTCGGCCATGTAGACGAAGGTTCGGTCGGCATCCACGCCTGTCACAGTCTTGCGCAGGATTTTCTCCATGTAATCATGATGCTGGGCGGCAAAGCCCACACCATCATCACCGGCGGTGAATGTGCACAAAATCAGCTTATTCGTGTACGCCTTCATTGCATCACGCAGTCGGGTGTAGGGGCGGGCATCCTTGTACAGCTCCAGCTCATCCAGATGGATGAACTGAGCATTGAAAGAGTCGAACAGCTCCGGCTTGAAAGCCATTGTTTCAAGGTCGATAAATCCATCCCAGATTTCGCCCTCGATGCTGTGGCCGAGGGAGCTGTTAAGCAGCTTCATCTTCCCAGCGCTGTTGTTGTCATCAACCAGGCCAAGGCGCTTGAAGTTGTAAACCAGCCAGTCAAAACCTTCCAGGCCTTGTTTCAACGAACCGGCGACTGTTTTGGCCTTTGCGCCGCTTTTGCGATACCACAGGGCAAGGGCTGTCTGTAACGCCTCCGCCCAAGTCGTCTTGACGGTCTTTCGGGGGCAAAATATATCCGCCTCGGTGAATCTCCGGATGTCTGTGCCTGCGTGGTAAAACCCGCAGATGGCATAGGTGCAGAACAGGTGCCAGGGCATCAGCTCCAAGGGCTGGCCGCGGAGGGGTGTGCCGTCAAGGCGTTCTCCTTGGGCGAAACAGAACAGACCTTCCATGATGGATATGCAGAACTCCGGCAGAGCCGGGCTAAAGCGCCAGCGGGGGTCTTGCAGGTCGTCAAGGAACCGTTGACAGCTTAGGCGGGTCAACTCGCAGAGTGTGTTGTCTGCGGCGGTCTGCTGGGCATATGCCATGACGGCGGCCAAGTGTGGGGCTTTACTCATAGCTTTCCACCGTGGCCTTTAATTCGTCCAGCTTGCGGCTAATAGCCGTGCGCTCTGTTTCCGGCGTGCTGGCAACCTTGCCGCGAATCCGCTGCAAGGCTTTAGGCGTAAGCCCCAGAGCTTCGCGGTGGGAGAGGATTTCCTTGCGCAGGCTTTGAATGACGGCGTAGATGGGGTCGAGCAAAGATTTTTCACGATGCTCAGCCTCGGCCTGATTCTTCCAGACTTTCTGTGCTCTGGTCAGCTCGCGCTCCAACTGCGCCAGCGTTTTGATTTCCGGGTCGAAGGCGGGGTCATACACGCCCAGCGCCTTGAGCTGAGATTTATAAACTTCTTCCCGTGTCAATGCATCCGCGCCTCCCGCTTGTGGTTTATGCAGGCGGCCTGCGCAGGTGCGCCTGCGTTCTTTGATTTTTATTTCAGGTCTTGCTATTTTCTCCCGGAAAATTTCCCGGTTCAAAAATTTCTCCGTGTGTGCGCGGACC